CATTATCATTCTCCTTTTCATTATCATTTACATTATCATTATCGGCTTTTTTGGGTTTTTTTAAACCCACTGGGTTATTTGGGTTTTTATTTTTGAGGCTAGGACGCCCTCCTTTTTTCCCATTTTCCCTATTTTTATCAACAGTTTTTTGATATTTTACGTTATCTAATCTAAATTGGTTTTTAAAGAATTCAAACGCCATTTTAACATTAGAACCCTGTAAACCCACTGGGTTATTTGGGTTTATTTGGTAATTAAAGATAGCATCAAGTAGCTCGCCTTTGTCTTCCTTACTAAGGTTTTTAATAGGTTCATAAAATGATATATAGAGCAGGAATGATTCTTTCATTTATTTTTCCTTTTTATTTTTTCGCGGAGTATCCCATCTGAGAGATTTACATTTTGGACACATTCTTACAGGGGTAATACGGGGAATCCATTTATGCGGACAACGCTTACATTGCATGACTGGAAGTTTAAACGCGTCCTCATTCATTACTTAAACTATATAATATAGGTAAGGTTTTGTCAATAACTAATTTAGGGATTGCCACTCCCGATATTAAGCAGATTTTGAGGAGTTAGCTAAAACCCGCTACCCCTAATGATTTTGAACGTGCATTATACTCTCTGATCCACATCTAGGGCATTTAAAAGTCTCAATATCTGGATCTTCCGGCAGGTTTTGCTCAAGGAAAAAGATTAAACTTTCTAAGTCACTCTTCTGCCGTTCTTTGAGTATCTCTATTATTTCTTTTTTAGTCATGGTTCATGATAGCAAACCGCTACCCCTATCCCTTGCGGGAATGAGAACAAGAAAAGAGCCAGTGCGCCTTGTACTTAAGCGCATACATTGGTCGTTCGGCTTCACTTGTTTTTATTTGCCATGAAACTCATCCTAAAACCACTTCTGCACATCTTCAAGGGAATAGGCAACAAGTGCAAGCCCTCCCTTACGCTTTATCTCATTTAAAAAGTCACGTTGTTCAGGAGTCACCGTATTCCTCCCCACCTTACACTCTATGACAATAAAACGCCCTGTACCCTTCTCTACTCCGATTATGTCACTACCCCCCACCTTGCCCGCTCTCCATGCCCTCTTGTGCGTTGTACCGTCTTTGGTGGTGTATTCTTTGATGGAGAAGCCGCTGTTATTTGTCCACACGAAGTGACCTTTGGTTGTCAGGTAGTCGAGGATTAGTTTTTTGAGTTGTTGTTCGGTCATAGGTTTTCTTTGTTATTTAGTATGTGTTTATCTCTGATCGCATTACGTATATGTTTAAAAGCTTTCCATTCTTCAAGACTTGTGTTTCTATAGCTTAGCTCAATATCCTCAATCTGCCTGCAAATTGCTTCGGCCGTTTCTTTTTTACTATCTTTTAATGTTTCAGATATTGTATCTATTACGTATCGCTCATTTCCCTGCTTAACCATATTTATCACTACATTTGAAAGTGCCTGTAAAACCTCTTTATCGGTAGGATATTTTTCCCAACCGCCTTTTGCTTCCTCATAATAATTACCACAAGCGCACCTAATCTTATCATCATCTTTCATATAACCGTCCCCACATATGGGACAGATTGGATATTTATGCTGTGTTATTTTCATATAGATCTCGCTTTTATTATTGTTTTTATCTTTCTTCTTATAACCACCCACCCACCATGACTGTCCCTCATGGCAGGTAGCTGCCTATAATGCAGGTTTACCTTTACCCTGCTCGATGATTCTTTCTTCTTTTTCTACTCTCAATTCTATGTTGTAGAGCTGGTCATTAGGAATATTCATGAGATACTCCCTCGCAGCGGCCCTGGATTCTTCAGGGGTGTCATATTCGCCGATCTTAAGATTTCTCTTCATCTTGGTACCCCTATGTAGGATTTCATCTTTATATACTACGAATACGGTTTTTGTCATACTTAATCCTCTTTTATTTTCTTAAACTCTTCATTGGTGCCAGTGTAATATTTACTATTGCGAAATGAAGCTAAGTCTTCAATTGCTTGTTCTAATGATTTTTCACCATTCAAGACTTCTAAGAAATAATATTCTGCTCTACCATTCCAAGCTTTTAATTCTTCTTCTTCAAAAAATATTTTGTCATTCATACTTCCCCCAATTCCTCCAGCCATGTATTCAAGGCTGATCTGCTTACCCGTTTAGTTTGCCTGCCTATAGAAACCATGGGTAAGGGGTGTTGTGTTTGTTTGCCTAGCTTGCGCACTTGTCTCTTTGAGATCTTCAGGAATTGTGCCACTTCTCTGATTGTCATTATGTCGTTGTCCATGATTAAGTTATAGCACTTCGAGTTGATGTAGTCAAGTAGGGGGAATTACTGGGTTGACATAGTTAGGGGTGGTTTGGTAAGATGGCAAAAGACATGATCAATTATCATCACACCGCTTTCTCTATTTTATTGACTTTAGTAATAGGGGAGTAACCAGATGTAGCTTCTGTAGGATTACAAATTCGGGCGTTTTTGTTCGATGTATAATTGGAATGTTAAGGCTCGGATGTCTGGTTTATATAAGCCATATAACATTGATTAATATGAGTAAAATTATAAATTCAAGAGTAAGGTTGACCTTTAACCCTGACACTGGTGATTCAGGAATAAAAGAATTTGATGTTACAAATATGGAATTTTGGCAGGGTGGTATTTTTGGACTCTTTGAAAAGAGAGGATGGTTATTTGTACCCTACGACAAGGTTCAGTGCGTACAGGGAGTAAGGGTGCTTATAAACGCCTAATAATCATCATTGTTAATATGAGCGAAATACTAATCATCATCACGGCGCTACTCTTTCTTACCATTGGCTTTTTCTTAGGCCGTTATTCAGGCCGTGAGATTGATATTGCCAGAAAAACACTCAAGGATATTAAGAGAAAGATAAATCCACCACACTCAGGGGTAATAAACTATGCTACTCCCCGTGATATAGAATATGAGGGAAGCGAGGAGCAGAAGGTTGATGCGGAGAGAGAGAGGGTTTTTAGAGAAAATTTTAAGATATGAGGATTAATAATTTAATAGGAAAAAGATCAGGTAGGCTATTGGTAGTCGAAAAAACCAATAAGAAAACCAAATCTAATCATATTATTTATCTTTGTAAATGTGATTGTGGAAGACTAACAGAGGTCGCAAGTAAAAATATCTCCTCTAAACACACAGGATCTTGTGGGTGCTACTTCAAAGAGGGGAATAACAGAAGTCATGGCATGACTAATAGTCGATTTTATAAAATATGGTGCGACATGAAATATCGATGCTTAAATCCAAAGGCAACGAAATACTATTTATGGGGTGGGCGTGGAATTACTGTTTGTGATCGCTGGTTGTATAGTTTTGATAATTTTTATGAGGACATGAAGGAAGGCTATGCGAATGATCTTTCGATTGATCGAATAAATAACAATGGTAATTATGAGCCTAGTAATTGTCGATGGGCAACCCCAAAAGAACAAGCAAGTAATCAAAGAAGGGAGGCATTTAAGCGATGAAGATTTTTGATTGCGTCGTTCATAATAAGCCACATACCTCTGAGACAGGCTGGGTTCTCAAGAAGTGGCAGACAGAACAGGGAGAGGTTGAGGGGTGGGGGTGTGCGGATGTAAGATACCCTGAATTTGTAAGTCAAGAGATTAAAAACGATAGGGTTACTTTTGCGAGTGACATGCTCCAAAGCCACAGGGGAGGGAATTTGTCTAAGGAGTGGATAGAAGCATATCCCGAAAGAACAAAAGCCCTTGTAAAGCAAGGCATTATTACAAAACAGGAAGTTAAGAAAGCTAAAAATGTGTGGGGAGAAGTAAAAGGTTGGGAGAAGGGAAAAAAGATTGACTCTTCTGATCTAGTTAAGAAGTTATGAATGCAAAGATAGTACAGATAAAAGGAATGAAGTTTGATAGGTTAACAGTTGTTAAAGATTCTGGTATTAGATCGCGAAAAGAGGTTGTTTGGGAGTGCCTATGTGATTGTGGCAATATAACCTTTGTAGCTTCATATAAAATTAGAAGTGGCCATACGCGTTCGTGTGGTTGTCTTTCTAGGGAAAGAGCAAGAAAAATGATGACTGAAATGAGTACGAAGCATGGAATGAGGTTCACAAAGGCATATAAAATATGGAAGAGCATGAAAAATAGATGTTTATATTCAAGTGTTAATGGCTTTGATAGATATGGAGGGCGTGGCATCAAAGTTTGTGAAAGGTGGCGACATAGTTTTGAAAACTTTTGGGAAGATATGAAGACAGGCTACTTTGATGGGCTTACGATTGACCGTATAGATAACAATGGTAATTATGAGCCTAGTAATTGTAGGTGGGCAACTAGAAAAGAACAAGCTAATAATCGATCAGATAATGTGCATAAGACAAAATGAAACAGTGGATTACAGAAGAACAATTTAACGAGTTAATCGCTAAGCAAAAAGATACTTGGTATCAGTTCTTAAGAAAAGATAAAGATTCTATAGAAAACACGACTATGGTCGTTGGGTATCCTGGTATTGGAGAGATGATTTCATTTTTACATGAAAATTATCCTACAAACATTACGGATGCAGAAGAATGGCATGTCGATATTTGGACAAAGCCAAAAAACTCTAAGGATCAAAAGCCAGACCATCAATATTTGAAATCTTTTCATAGCATGGAGCTTTGCGATGCGCTTTGGGAGGCTGTAAGAGAAGTCTTAAACGATGAAAAATGATTAAGATACAGATTCTAGGATTTATACCATTTGTTTTGATTTTTGCTTGGTCAATTTGGTTTGAGTATAAGCACGAAAAAGATCTAAGCGCTGATGCAACTTTTAATATAGGTATATTTAGGGTAATTTTGATTGCATTGGCGGGTTTTTATCTCTTATATTATAATGTGGTATAATTACCGATGTCACACAAACAAGCCAAAAGACTAAGAAAACTAAAACGTATGCAAGAACAACAAGCGCAATTTTCATTTCAACATCTAGAACAATTTATTGCTCTTTCCGTGCTTCTTACAGGCATGAAGCCTGCTATAATAACGGTCACAGATAACTTTTATAATTGGTTCATTCAGGAGACACAAAGACACGCTGAAACACTGGGGCTCAAGCCAGGATTTAAAGATGATATTCCTATGTTTAACGGGGTGAAGATTGAAAAGAAAGTAAGCATACATCCTGCTTCACCTGTAACTCCAATCGTGTCTGTGAAAAACTGATATAATATATAAATGGCAGAGTCAGTTGGTAGACCCCTCAAGTTTAAATCTGTCAAAGAACTTCAAGTAAAGATAGATGAGTACTTTGACTATTGTGATAATAAAACGAAAAATATTCATAGTGAAAAATTAGGCGACATGATTGTACCTGATCCTGAGCCTTATACAATGTCTGGGTTGGCATATGCGCTTGGAATGGATCGTAGGACACTTATTGATTATGCTCACAGAGACGAATTTCTTCCCGCTATAAAAGAGGCACGACAAAGAGTTGAATGCGATGTGGAAAGGCGCATGAATGGTAAGGATACGTTTACCCCGGGATTAATCTTTAATGCCAAGAATAATTTTGGGTGGAAAGATAAAAACGAAACAGACATTACTTCAGGGGGAGACAAGATTGAGCCTATGCGGATAATAATCAAGGATTATGGAGATAATAATAACCCTTCAACCGAAGCAGAGGGAAGCGATACAAGCAAGTAAGAAATATCCAGTTGTCTTCTTCGGGGGGAGCAAGGGAGGGGGCAAGAGCTACTGTATCCGTGCCCGGCAGGTATTGCGAAGACTAAGTTTACCCGGTAGTAGAGGACTAATAGTCCGTAAAACTTACCCTGAGCTACTCTCAAATCATATCCGCAAGTTCTTCATCGAATATCCTCAAACAACCAAGTGGTACAACAAGGCAGAAAAGACAATCTACTGGCCTAACGGGTCAACAACAGAATTCTCATATCTTCAAAATACAGATGACGTATATACCTATCAAGGGCGGGAGTATGATGACATTGATGTCGATGAGGTGACACAACATGAATATGAGGTTATCAAGGTGCTGCGCTCTTCACTCCGCACCACAAACCCTAAGATTGAGCCACGCATGTTTTTAACTGGCAATCCCGGTGGCCCTGGTCATGATGAGGTAAAACGTATATTTATTGATCGTGAATTTGAAGAAGGAGAAGATCCTGATGACTATCATTTTATTCAGGCGTTCGTATCAGACAACCAAGCTCTAATGGAGGGCGACCCTGAGTATATTCACCGACTTGAAGACTTGGATGAGAGGCATCGTAAAATGTACCTTGAGGGTAGCTGGGAGATTGCGGCAGATAAGGCTTTCAAGATGTTTTCGAAGATTAAGCATGTGATGAAGCCTATGATTCCAAGTAGTAGCTTTGGTATGATTCTTTCTATGGACTGGGGCATCTCGACAAACTCTAAGTTTGCGGCTTATCTCACCGCTAAAATACCAATGAAAACGGATGATGGACAAAGTTTTACCCGTCTTATTACGTTTAAAGAGTGGGTTGGTTCTGAGAAGAAGCCAGACGAGTGGGCGGAGATAATTTATCGTGACTGCGTGAAGCTAGGCATAAAACCTGATCAAGGCTATCCAGATTCGGCCATGCTTGATGCTCTACAGGATGGCTCAATTTCAATCGGAAAGCAATTTGAGAAGAAGTGGAAAGAGTTGAATGGTGGGGATCAGTGGTTACATTTAACAAGAACTGCTAAGCATAGGCCCGCCCGTATTGCTTTGACTTTTAACTGGTTGTCGATTGCTCCCGACAATCTACCATATGCCATGATTACTGAGAACTGTTTCTATCTTATCTCCTCGCTTCCTAAGCTCAGGTGGGACGATGTAAAGATTGATGACATAGCAGAGGGCGACGATCATGGATGGGATGGGTGGAGTTATGGAATTATCGAGGTTAAGTTTGTTGGTATTAAAGCTGGGGGAATCAATTACAAGACTACAGCTGTGCCTGTAAGGCCACGGTTTAATGCTGAGGGGCAACAGATTGCGCTAGACGTGCGGGAATTTGAGAATATGTATAAAGAGTGAAGTGATATAATTAAGGCGGAGAGTGGCGGAAAATGTAGACGCTAACAACCAATCGGCGAAAGGTTGTAGATTCCGAAATCATGTAAGTTAGTTTATCTTTATTGAGTATCATTACGTGCACAAGCCTTGGGAGCTTGCAAGCTATAAAGCTTGACGCAGTAATGCAAAAAATATAGACAAATCCTTACCTCTCCAACTTTAGTGCTATAATACATCAATGCCATCCAGCGCTAATCGTCAACTCCGCGAGCAAGGCTTAGAGCCAGTTGACGTTACCTTCTTCTTGATACATTCCGACAGGATTATTCAGTACTTCTGCCTCTTCTGTCGTAGGGGATTATTTAAGACTCAAAGGAGAGTGATTTCAGTTGTCTATGGTGAGGGCATGGATGTGCCTCAGAATCCTCCTATATCTCTTCAATGCCCTGGTTGTGGCAACAGAATACATATTCATGGAATGAATGCTTAGTGTTATAATAATTACGGATTCACCTGATCCAGCCACTTGTTGTGTGCTGGATTTTTTTATGCTTGATCATTCTGTATTAAATCTTTACGAGGGAATTGTTGAAGAATTTGACCCTCTCAAATTAGAACTCGAAGACCACGAGTTTGTTGGCGTGATTGATCAATCCATTGCAGCTTTTGATACCTACTACAAGGGTAAGAGATTGACTCAGAGACAAGACAAAAACCTTAACTATTATCTTGGCGATCAGTTAATTATTGGCGGAGATCAAGGACTTGCTGGTTGGCAAACACAATATGTTGAGAACGTGGTTTATGAGGGCGTGCGCAAGATTAAGCCTATTGCCACCTCTCGCCTCCCTGATCTAACTGTCAAGAGTGGCACCGATCCTGAAGTGGCAAAACTCCTGACTGATCTGTTAAACACAGATATTAAGAAGAGGCAGAATAGAAAACTGTTAGGCTTGGCTCATGTGCAAGAGCAGCTATTCTTCTATGCTCCTATCAAAGCCCGTTGGAATCCTGAGTTAGGCAGTGATGGCGATTATGAGTTTATCAACGTCTTTCCTAAAAATATGGCATGGGATCACACGTGCAAAACTAATAACGCTGATGATATGCGGTTTGTAGCCGAGAACGCTGAGATATCAGTTAAAGAATTAATAATGATGTTTCCTAAGGCAAAAGACAAGTTGCTTGAAACTCTTGGTTGGACGGATGAGGACAAAGCAAGCGAGTTAAAGCTCGCCTCAAAGATTAAGATATGGGAAGTATGGTTCCACTGGTACAAACAAACAAAAGACCCGCAAACAAACGAGACAAAGTGGGAGAAAGTACACGCTGTTGTCTGGAAATATGAGACATGTATTCTAGGTAAGATGCGTAATCCATATTTTGACTATGAAGGTAAAGTGAGGCTTTTCACGCCTGAGATGAAAGAGAAGAATGGCATGAGCGATCAAGAGTTAATGGCAGCATATTTCGGAGATCAATTGCAAAGTGAAACTGTATATCATAACTACTTCAAGAATCCACGTAAGCCATATTTCTTTATGGTCTACGAGTCACTAGGGCAAGATCCGATTGACGCTACAAACAGAGTTGAGCAGATCCTTAGATTTCAAGATCATATCAATGATGAGGGGAGGCAGATTATTGAGATGAACGAGCGCAGCGCAGGAAAGCCTATGTTTAACTCCGATGCTCTTGATAAGAAAACAGTTAGTAGGCTTGATTGGAGAAATACCAAACAGGCCATTTCTGTTAATGGAGATGATATCCATAAGGCGTTTGCTCATGCGATTATGCCCGCCGCTCCGCAACAGCTCTACCAATCTAAGACTGAAAATAGATCCATTGCCTTTGAGATGCTAGGTGTAAATGCAACTACCAGAGGCGTTAAGGAGGGTGATCAAACCCTTGGAGAGGCACAGATGTTTAGAGAGCAGGACTTCGGGTTTATTGATGATTTGGTTGAGGAAACAATTAATGAGTTTGCTGAATGGCAAGCGCAATGGTCAATGCAGTTTATCAAAGTCTTTTACACAAAGGATCATATGCGTGAGATTGCAGGCAAAGATGGAGATAGTTTATATACCACTATCAATCAGGATTATGTCAATGACGGGATGGTTGCGGAAGTGTCAGCAAGTGGAGTTGATAAGATGTTAAGAAAGAGGCTTGCTATGGAGAACCAGAAGCTAGGCGTTGGGGATCTACTTAGTTATTACGAGGATACCGAACAGTCTAATCCCAAAGAGAGAGCATACCGTGCGTTTCTCATGGTGAATGCCCCACAAATTTATGCACAACAATATCTCATGCCTGAAGGGGCACAAGGGGTTCCGGGGCCAGTACAACCGAACATGTCACCTCAAGCTCCTGCACAAGGAGGAATGCCACCCACCAATTCAATAATGGGAGGACAACCGCCTGTTCAGACTCAACCTGAAATGACACAGTCCATGCCTCCACCTACAATGTGATATAATAGGTTTAATGAATATAGATCAAGCCATCCAACTTCTTTACAACGCCACAGGACAATTACAACTCACCCGAGAAGATCATATTAAGATAGAAACAGCATTGAATGTTATTAAGACTACCTTTGCCGAATATAATAAATTAAAGACCCAACAGAAAGAAGAACCATCTAAACAACCAAAGGCTAGCTAGTGTGCTATAATATTACTGTATGGACGAAAATGGTCAAGCAATCGTAACCCCCGAAGATAAGCCTCAATTAGACTCTGCTGCTTTAGAAGCCAAAGCCCAAGCAAAAGCTGAAGAAATAGCCAATCAAAAAGTACAGGCCCTAAAAGATGAGCTAGCTCAGAGCCTATCTGGGAAGGCAGCGCGTCAAGCTCCTAAGTCATGGGAAGATTTAGAAAGTGGTATTGAAACAAGAACCACTGAGGCAGCGGTCAAGGCAGCCGAGGAAAGAATAACTAAGAAATTTGAGGAAAGAGAGAGGGCAGCACAAGAGAAACAGAATCTAACTCTAAAACAACAGGAGGAAGCGCAAAAAGCGGAATGGGCTCAGATGAGCAAGGAATGGGCTGAGGCGGTTGCAGATGGTGTCATCCCAGATATTAAGCCCGAAGTAAAAGCAAAGCTAAAAAGCAATGTAGCGTTTTCAGAGCTTACGCCTGAAGAACAGAATGACCCGGGACTCAAAGCGTATAACGACGGAAGGCTTTTACATGCCAAATTAAAAGGTGAGGGCAAATCTACAAGCTTCTATCGAACACTACAGAAGTTCTATAACAAGATGCCAGCAGGGGCTTATGCTCCAGTTATAGGTGGATCAACTCCTACTCCAGGTCAGTCAGAAGAATTGTCATACGATGAGATTGCGGCAAATCGTCGCAAGATTTTCAAGTTTTAGTCTATTGACAGGGATTATTTATCTCTGTTATGATTAGCAAGATTTAAGGATTCAATTGATCCACCCCGAAAGGGAGTGGATTTTTTTTGGTTTAAATTTATAAAAATATGGCAGCAGACGGATTACAATACGGAAATAATGTAGGACACTTTAATTATGATAAGGAACTATCTACAGTTGTAGATGCCATCCTTAACTCCACTACGCTTGTATCTCATTTGATGTACAACGCAAAAGACTTCAATAGGGCAACTCTTCTTAAAACAGTAAAAGCAGTTAGGCGCACACAGTTTCAACAGGTTAATGGCCTTGAACCATTAAACAGCTCTGCTGAATCAGTCACAATCCAGATGCAATTCAATCGCTCACTTTCTTCTATGCCTACAGTTAAGATTCTTTCCGAAGCGTTTGCAAGGCAATATGATCAAGCAATTGATTATGATGACTTTGAGTACGAAGATGTTTTAGATGAAACTCTTCAAGGATTGGCGGATGCAATTTACCCGGGCTCAGGAAATATTGTTGGTCTTGATGATATTACTGATGACGGATCAAATACCGCAACTTTTGGTGGGGTTAATCGAAACACTTACCCAATGATTCAGGGTAAACTTTCTAATTTCTCCGGTACAGGTTCTCTTTCTAAACTTGCTTCCCTTTATTCTTTAGTTTCTGATACAGGTCCTAAAGAATCTCCTTCTATTATTGGTACAACTTTCGATGTCTTTGATCTTATTGAGTCTCTTTATCTACCAACAGTTAGACATGAATATAAAACACTTCCAGTTGGAGGACGCTATCCAACAGCTCAAAAAGCAGATGGTATGGGTAATGGCTTCCAGACTCTTGATTGGAGGGGTATTCCAATACTTCGCGATAAAGCAATTGCGGCTGGCAAGGGCTATATGTTGAATCTGGATTATCTTGACTGGTATGGAGACAGCAAAGTACCGCCATCATTCTCTAAATTCTTGAAGAAAGTAAGTCTTGGTGGAGCAAAAGTTAAAGAAGGACAAGCAATGATGAAGCCAAGCGATTATGCAGGATTTTTCTATCAGGAAGAGCAAATGATGCCTAATGCAGGCGGAACAGTGGGTAGATTCTGGATTTCAGGACAATTAGTTTCATTCCAACCAAGACGACAAGGACAATTTTACGGATTTAACGCAGTATAATAATATGGCAAATATAACAGGAGAAATTACAGTAACAGGACAAGGACTATATACATCTTCATCCATTAGGACGAATAATGTAGGCGATTTAGTACACGGAACAAACGGACGCAAGTACAGATATGCGCTAGCTGGTGCTTCAGCTCTAGTTGCTGGTAATATACTTCAAGAGTCCGTACAAGACACTACATATGAGAATATGGTTGTCGGAACAGCAGGAGCTGCCGGAGATAAATATATTCAGGTAACTAACGGTACAGCAACCATTACCTCGGCACAGTTTGAGGGAGGCACAATCAGCGTCTATACATCAGGAACAAGCCTTATCGGTGAGGAATATGTTATCACTAAAGTTACAGGTACATTGACTACTGGCGGAGCTTTGAAAGTCTATCTTGATAGGCCTCTCCGAGCAGCGATCACTACAAGCGCAACAGTAAACATGAAAAGAAACCCATGGTCTGGAGTTATTCAAGCTCCTATTACTACTCAGACTGGAATGGCTGTTGGAGTTGCGATTTATCCAATTGCAGCAAATGAGTATGGATGGGTATTAACTCATGGAACATGCAACGTCTTATCAAGTAACCAAACAGCAGCAGTTGGATCTGATATTGGCACACCATGTTTAGATGCCGCAGGAGCTGCAACAGTATACGCTGCTGGCACTACTCATCAGAGAATCGGAGTTATTCGTCAAGCAAAAGCCTCTGGTAAGGGAATTGTAGCCTTTATTCAAATTGACTAATGCCGTTGACGAGGAGGCGCAAGCTGATTCAGGAGGGGAAAATATAATATGGCAATACTACTTGAAGATCATTTACCAGTCGTAAAATTCAATGGGTTAAACACCAATAAGGTTGTTGATTTTTCAGGAGCCACATCTGTTGCTCTTCCAGCAACTACAACCATTGCAGGAACTACGGCAGCGGGTACTTCAACAATCACATCGACTTCAGCAAATGCGCTCACAGTAGGAAGACAAGGGGCTACTGATCCAGTACTTAAGATCAATGCCAATACAGCCTCAGTTGCAACGGGTATTGAAGTAGTTGGAGCAGCGGCAGCTGGTGGAGTTAATGTGCGAGCTATTTCCTCGGGAACTAATGAAAATCTTACTATTAATGCTAAGGGATCAGGGACTATCACTCTCGCTCCTACATCAACAGGAGCAGTAACTATTACTCCAGCTACGACAATTACGGGGGCATTAACACAAACAGGAGTTGCTACATTTGCGGCGGCTGCTGTATTTTCTGCGGGATTTACCACAACCGCTCAAGCAGTTAACCCGTCAAATGATAGTGGTGTAGGATCAACCATTTTAGTAGGATCTATTGGCGTAGCAGTTGGCGCAGTAGTAAATGATGCTAACGATTGGATCGTACTGCCTGCTATTGCTTCCTGTCCAATTGGACATCAGATTAGAATTTCATGTAATGCGGGGGGTAACTTTGAACTTAGAACACCAGCGTCAAGCAACACAAAGATCAATGATATAGATGCGGACGGAAGCCAGGAGTATCTTTGTACAGACACCGATCTTGTTATCGTTACAAAACATACAACAACTTCATGGGTAGCACAGAGCTTGACAAAGCTTGGGGCCGTTAGAACAGCGGTCATCCCTGACTAGGGCAATCACTTATGATAAATAGACCAAATTTACCTAGAGATGGAAGCAGTGCACCAATACAACTCTCCCCTGCTGTTGTTGCTCTTGCTACAACTGTAGACACAACAATTTCAGCCTCTACCGAGATCACTTTAAATGCTTCAACTACATTTATCAGAGTTTATGCTACTACTCAAGATGTTTATCTAAAGTGGGGAACGGCTGATGTTACATCCTCCAACTTTGACGAAATTATCCCGGCAGGTCAGATTGTTGATTTATTTGTTCCCGTAAACACTTCAACTAACAGTCTTTATACAGCTATTAATTTAATAGAGAGAGTTGCAGGGGCAACTGTAATAGTGATTGAAAAATAATATTCATGCAAAATCTTCAATCATTCCAAAGTATAAGATCGTTTGCAAATAAACCTAACCCCGCATCCTATCCGTTCGCTCTCCAATTTAATGGTTCCACTAACTATGTTTCCCTTGGTACGTTAGGTAATTTGGGGTCAAATCTTGGAAGTGGATTCTATTGCAAGTTTGATATAAAAACAACCTCAACAAGCCAAGGCATATTTGGGTATTCAACAGGATCAAATCAAATTATAGAAGTAGGACTTAATACTAATGCTGCATGGACAGATGTTGCAAATCATGGCTTAACTATATATCTAAATGCTAATAATAATTTGCTTTTGTCGGGTGGGACTTCTGCGCCAACAATTAACTTTAATGACGGAGCAACCCATACCATTATTTTTACAGCAACGCCTGCAACAAATACTATCACATTATCTATTGATGGAGTAAATCAAACAGTTGCCTATGGGGGTCAACAAACCCCCTCAACTTTTGTTAATTTTTCTAGCAATTTCTTTATAGGAGCAAGAAATAATGTAGGCAGTCCAAACCTATTTTTAGCATGTACTCTCGATAATTTCCGGATTGGCACTTCTAGTTCGAATATTTATGGTTCTTACTTGTTTAATGAAGGCAAAGGAACAATAACGGCAGATAGTTCAGGTAATGGGAATAATGGGACGCTTGCAGGCTCTCCTCTTCCTTCATGGGTTGCGGGATTATAGAATCTGCTATAATAGCCTTATCCTTATGGCTCTCCAAGAGTATTTAGATAATCTTAATTTAAACGAGATGGTTTCTATTCTTAACCCAAGTCCACATGACTTTACAACCACTATAGTTGATAACACCGGAAAGCCTATCGCTTACACAATTAAATCAAGACAAAGCCTAACCCTGGAGCGTTATGCTGCCAATCACTTAAGCAATAAGTTAGTAGATGTAATCCTTTCAGACACTAAGGGGGTAATCACTCAAGGCTTGCGGGAAAAGACGTTAAAAAATATCAGGGCGTATGACTATGAATAACATTAACCTAGATCGTTTCAATACTGAGCTTACTCTTTTGCAAACTGCTTTTACTAAGCAAGCACAGGAGGCTGAAGCTCAACAATCAAAGATAGATAAAGATCTTTTAGAGATCAGGCGGCAACGGGAAGAGCTAATCAAGAAGCAAAACTTAATTCTCGGTCAAGTTACCTCCATGCGTGATGCTGATGAGAGAGTAGCGGCCAAGACTCTTGAAGCTAAAAAGCTCAAGGAGAACGCCGTAGCAGAGCTTGAGAAGGCTGAGAAAATGATACAACAGGCAAAGACCCGAGAGGATGAATTAGACCTGAGAGAGAAGAAGGTAACTGGCTTGGAGCAAAGGGAAGAAGCATTGACGCTGCAATTAAGACAATTTGAATCTGATAAGGCAAGTCTAAATACTGCACAAGAGTTATTACGGAAAGAGCAGGAGTTGCTTGATGAGAAGCAGAAGGTTATTGTTATCAGAGAAAGAAAGATAGACATAGAGGAGGCTAAGATTAAAAGGATATATCAGGGATTATGAAGAGAAAGCGCAGACGGAGATATGATATAATAAAAGTCAATAAACCTATGGATGTCAATATTCCAACCAACACAGAAGCCTCGCAAGTTACCGCTATAGATCCCAACCAGCATCTTTTTCAATTCCTTCAGGAGAATGGATATCAACTCAAGGTGGAAGCGTTAAGCAATGAGAATCCATTTATCGATAATAAAGGGTTTGTTTTGACAGATAGACCGCTTCTTGTGGTTAGTGTAAGCAGAAAGGAAGATAAGTGAATAAGATACCAACAATATTTGATAGAGACTGGGATGGAAATGGTGGAGTAATCGATAAAAGGATTGTTCCTTTGGATCAATTTAAGGAAGCTACAGCTACCGAGAAGCTGGATGGTACAAATGTTCGAGTAACTGTAAGGAATCATACAGCGGTTAGACTTGAGAAGCGTAGAAATCCAGATAAGATACAGAAACATAAAGGCATTAAAGAGCCGTGGTATGTTGACGCTTTTGAATATGAACCAGCGGATAAGTGGATATATGATGCTTTAAAGAATACTGATCTTTCAGAGATTGAGGATGGAGAGTATTCAGGAGAGGCAGTGGGAACAAATATTCAGGGCAACCCTCTTAATCTTGATAAGAATATCATTGTCTTTTTTACACTTGGTCAAGCTCCTGTATGGGATAACGTACCAACAACTTTTGATGAACTAAAAGCGTGGTTGCCATCTCAAAAGAGTAAATATGGAAACGATTGTGGCATTGAGGGGATCGTTTGGCATTGTCCAGATGGAGCGATGATAAAAATAAAGACTAAGGATTTTAAATTAAGAAAGGAGAATAACTAATGGCCTTTGACCCGAACGTCATACCCCCAGATCAACGTAGCAAGCAGCATATAGCAGCTCACGTTGAAATTTATCGTCGTACACAAGATACCTGGGAGATCCACAATCCAACCGATGAGGATTTTATTGTTTACAATGACAGAAAGTTTAGCAATGAATCATGGACGGTGCCAAATAAAAATAAGGATGTAGGCATGGGCAAGGGTAATCTTCATGTCCCTGCTTTTGTCGGTCTTCGCTATATCAATAAGATGGGTGAGAAGATGATTATTAAGACCAGTGAGGAGGACTGGGCAAAGAAAAAACTTCAATATCGTCAGGATGAATGGGGAGAGAAAGAGGAACGAATGGCTATTAGGCTAAATAATAAGGAGGAATGGGATAAGATAACCCCTGTTCTCTTTCATGGAGTAGTTAAGCGCTATCAAGAAGATAATGCTTATCAAGAGCAAGATGCCCCTGAGCCTAAAAAGCCTGTATTCTCACAAGCGGAAGCGGCACTTGAGAGACTTGGCATCTCCGAGAAAGAAGTAGGACTATCAAGCGAGGTTAATGATATTGAGGATAAAAAAAGAAATTTAGCTAATCAATTAACATAATGAAAGTTTACCAGGAATTGGAAAGAATATTTAAATTTAGGATCTTCTCCAATGAAGAAATAACCCCATATTTACTAAAGCTCTCTCGCATGGGAAAGATTGATGAGCCTAAAAAGATGGCTTTGTTTACGATTATTCTGGATCGTCTAGGCAGGATTGAGGATGAACAAGAGTCCTATGAGGAGATGATAAAAGCTGCAATCGAAAAAGAGGTTAGTAAAAGATTCCCTGTGCGGGCGGATGAACCTCCTATTAAAAATTCCGGTGAAGAAGCAAATATACCCAACCCTATATTGGAGAATGCAAAAGAATTTACTTGTGATATCTGCGGCAAGACTGCTAAATCTGATTTTGGTCTTCAATCTCATCAGAGATCCCATAAATCCAAAAGTATAGTATAATCCTTTTATAAGGATTTGCTTGATCCCGCACTATAGCGGGATTTTTTGTTTATATGAACTTTAATTTTCCAAAATTACCCCAAGAAGATTATAGAAATGTTCCCAGTCAGCTAGTTGATTCTACAATGAGGGTAGGAAAAGGATTCATGGCAGATAAGCCTGGAACTTACACTAGCGGCCCTGAATCAATGGGGGAAGCAATGGCTTTTGCTCCAACTCCTCTTATGGCAGGATCAATGGGTCTTAAAATGGGGGGTAAGGCAGCAGGAGCTTTTGGGAGAGCATTACAAGGGGCTAGGAAATATATTCCTATGCACTCAGAGGACATAGCAGATGTATCACCAGCTTTAGAACGATATTTAACGCAAGATGATATTAATTATTATCTAGGACAAAGGGGAATGGATGAGAACTTGATTAAGACTCTTGCAGGGCATTATATTGGTCGCGATATTTTAAGCATGCATAAGGATAATCCTAGAAATATTGCCCAGGAATTACTTAATAGGGTTATTTTGGATCGTAGCTCAATACCTAAGCTTTAACCTGTATGCTATAATTCTCTTATCAGGATACATTTTATCCAGCCACTAATGGCTGGATTTTTTGTGTTTAAGACCCTATGCGACAAACTTTTTCTCAGCTTATCCAATCAAGTAAAGATGCCGTCATTGATGACGGCACTACAACCTATACAGGACTTTCAAGTACTGAAACTTTCTTAAAGAAACAAACAAATGATACTGTCAGTTGCTTATTTTCTTTACTAAGAAAGTATAAGCTTCAACCGCCACCCTATACAGAATCAACAGTTGTCGGACAAATTTACTACAATTTCAGGGCTGGTTTTTCTAAGCTTGAATCATTGACCGTTGCCCTTGGCACTCACACCCCTCCTCTGCGGATCATTGAATCTCAACAGGAATGGGATTATTTACAACAGATTCCTGTAGCTTCAGGATTCCCTACAGCAGTCTTTCCAAGAAGAGATACATATGGCATTTATCCTACTCCACAAAGCGTTTACACAATGACTCTCACAGGAAGCTGGATACCTGTTAACATGACAGCCGATGATTACACTACCGGCACTGCTTCAATTACAATAGGAGATGAGACGGTCGAAATTACTGGAGTAGTTACTGCCGCAATGGTTGGTAGATGGTTTGCAATTACGACAAGCGGTATTCCCTCGCAAAATTTTTATCGCATAGCAAGCAGAACAGACGCTACTCATTTTGAACTGGATCGAAAAGTGATTGAGAGTACAGCTAGTGGGCTTACTTATCTTATTGGAGAATCACCTGAAATTCCTGAAGAGCTACATGAGTTTATTCCTTTTAGAAATGGTGCTAATTATTACATGCTCAGAAGAAAGGATGCAGCCCAAGCGGCAAGATTGCAGAACTATTTTTATACAGGGGACTACGAAAATACACGGAGAAAGGGAGATATTAAAGGTGGTGTGCTTGCAATTCTTAAAGACCTGTCTGAGAATGGTCGGGACAATTCACAGCTAGTGGAGACAGCAGGGGGAAATAGGGCTCTGAATTATTTCAGAGATGGCATTTGGGGGCTTACATTAGAGGAGGCAGTCTAGGATGAAGCGTATAGGGACTCTAACTAGCTGGATTGGTGGTATAAGTACAGGATCAAAAAAGAAGGGACCGCCAAATAGTTTTGCGTTTGGCAGATCAATTGACTTTCGTAGTGACTCCTCAGAGCTTACCGTCCTTCCACGATCCACTAAAATATCAGGATCTATTGTTACAGATTTGCCCATGTGGGCAGATTCTGCTTGTAATAATCTTTATTTTCATGGTAATACAGGCAATATTTATAAGGTTGATGCAAACGATACTGTCATTCAAGAATATACAGTGCCAAACTCACAAGGCAATGGATTAGCTTACTTTCCTGAAGACAAATACCTTTACATTCCTACTAATGATTCTATTTCAAGGCGTAGTACTGCTTGTGGTACAGGCGATTATTTTGACAATTTCCTTGAATCTCAAGGGGGGGAGCCAACAAATACAAAGGCATTATTATTAGTTGCTGCTTCATCACAAAGCGCAACCCGTGCTGATACAGCGAGTCTATCTTTGACGGGAGACTTAACCCTTGAAGCATATCTTAAGATGACTTCTCTTCCAACAGGATCAAATAAGATGAGTATTATCAGTAAATGGGATGAGTCAGGGACTTTACGAAGTTACAAATTAGATGTTATTCCAACTTCTGCTTCTTTTGGGGATGGAAGCGATGGAGCTTTAACAATTTCCACTAATCAAACAGAGGCCCCAATTGACGCCAATTGTACAGGAACAGCTGGTAATAATACCTTAACTATTTCCAATGTTACTGGAACTTTTGTAACAGGACAAAAAATATTAATTCATCAATCCCGGGGAACAAATGCGGGGACTAAGCAAGTTGTTGAGATTATTGGAGTTTCTGGCTCAACTTTGACCCTTGCTGATAATCTTACTTTTTCCCCTGTTCATTCTGCAACAGCAGGTGATGCCAACAAGGCGCAGGCTAGAGTGTTAAAACAACATACAACCGTTACCATTAATAATGGCATAACATATACACCAAAGGCATGGAATGGCTTTAAAGGTGGTCTTTTAGGGTTTTTATATAATGATACATTTACAAATAATGGAATTATTACAGCCACAGGAAAAGGATTTAGAGGCGGAGCTGCCCCTGGAGCGAATCGTCATCAAGGAAATCAGGGGGAAGGGACATCTGGGAGCGGAGTGGTTGGAGATTTTTCTACGTTTCCCTTATATGTTGCTGCAAATGGGAATGGAGGAGGAGGAGGGGCTTTTGGAGATAGCCCAGCATCAGGCGCAGGCGGTGGTGGTGGCGGTAATGGTACATCAGGATCAAGTGGTGTTGTAACAGGAGGAGCAACCCCTGGTACAGGGGGCAATACTTCGGGGGCAGCAGATCTTTCAACGGGAGTATTTGGTGGCGGTGGAGGATCAGGCGCAGGCCAAGATAATTCAGACGCTGGGGCTGGAGGAATTGGAGGAGGATTTATTTTTACTGCGGGACCTACATTTATAAACAATAATGCAATTTATTCAAATGGTGATAATGGATCAAATTCAACAGTTGGAGATAGATCAGCCGGTGGTGGGGCTGGTGCTGGCGGCAGTCAACTACATTTATTCCAAACCGCTACAATTGGGACAATGACTGCAACTGGGGGAATTGGTGGCACAGGGTCAGGAAATACAGGTGGAAATGGTGGAGATGGGCGTATAGCTATAAGCTATTATACCTCTTACTCAGGAGCGTCTACTCCCTCTCTTAATGCTACTCAAGATGATAATCTTAATATTACCAATGGATATGCTCTCAGACTCTATATCTCTTCAACGGGTCTCAATTCTGAGACATATACTCAAAACATTAATAACCCTCAAGGTTTCTATAAAAGATTCTCTGTTACATGGAAAGCATCAACTTCAACAGCTAAGTTTTATCAAAGCGGTGTCCTTTTAGGCACAAAGACAGGCGTGTTAACGTCAATTCATGACAACGCAACAGAATTTGCAATAGGTACTTCTAAAAACGGGAGTGGGACAAGAGCGAGCTTCCTTGACTCATTGGTTGATGACACACGTATATGGAATGTTGTAAGAACAGAATCTGAGATTAGCGCTAATAATAATCGTGTATTAACCGGAAGCGAAACAGGATTGGTTGCATACTACAAATTTGATAATAATACAACTGACTCGCAATTAGCAGTAAACAATAGTCTTACTGCTAATAATACTCCCACATACTCAACAGATATCCCCTTTAAAGGTGTGACTACACGGAATGATGAAGATGTTTTCATTGATACATCAGGTCAAACTTATACACTTACAGCATCTCTTAATGAAGCAGTAACACATCGTCAAACTTTTACTCCGACTAAAGAGCCACTTAAATCAATAGCTTTTAATATTGATACTGTAAGTACAGGCGATATAACAGTTGTCATACACGATGCACAAAACAATGTATTAGCAACAACTACAGTTGTAGCCGCTAACTTAATGACAGGGGTTTACGAATTTGTCTTTCCTGATTCTGTGCGCCCCGTATTGAATGCTCCCTATCACGTTCATATTTATTCAACTGTTGCAGATGGAAAAGTTGTCACGGGAACATTAGATGATTTAGAAACTGCATATCTAAAGACATACTTTCAGATACTTGTTGACGATGAATATCACCCGGCAAAACAGTTTATTAATTTCTTAGTATTTGGAAATGAACGATATCTGGCGACTCTTGAAGCAGGGTCAATATATAATCCTCATAGGCTTACTCTTCCATCAGGATACAGAGTGAGGGCGCTTGCTTACTGGCGGGATTATATCGCTATTGGCACATGGAAGGGGACTAGTGTTACCGACACAGATCAAGGAAAGATTCTCTTTTGGGATGGAACCTCAGACACCTATTTTGAACCCCTTGACGTGCCACAGGGCGCTATTAACGCAATGTTTGGTACTCAGGGTACTCTTACTATAGCAGCGGGCTACAGAGGCAAGATACTTGAATATACAGGTGGAGATAAGGCGAGCGTTAAGTTTAAGATTCCTGAGATGGAAAAGTCTGATTATGCAGAAATAGCCCCGGGAGCAATGACAATGTGGGATTCAAAATTGAGAATCGGAGCAACATTTAATACCAACTCAAGCACCTTACATCAAGGAGTTTACACCTGGGGACAGGAGCAGGATGTTGACCCAATGTCTTTAGGCTTTGATTACCCCTTGTCAATTGGTGACCAGCAAACATCCAATGTGAAAGTGGGCTCTCTCTTTACCCGAGGACAAAAACTCTATGCAGGATTTCAAAATAGTAACAGCTTTGGAATTGATGTAATTGATACCACAGCAGATCCATACCCAACTTCCAGAATTGAGAGCTTGATTGTTGATTTGGGCAAGGTAAGCTCCTACAAACTACCCCTAGTCTTTAAAGTAAGCCACTTAGCGCTTGAAGATGGACAAAGCGTAACTATACAATATAAAGCAGATAGGGCAAGTGGTTGGCAGACAATAACAGCTCAAGATAATCCGGGTGCGGAAGAGACAAGAGCCATTATCAATCAAAGAATGAGGGAGGTTCAGTTTGCGACGGATATTGTCTCAACCGATACAGCGCCAACATTGCTAGAATTTGGCCTAGAATCCGAAGGGGAGGATGACGCCAGACAAATCTAACTTATGCCAAAACCGAAAATATCTAATCTTTTAATGGGCGATCAAAAAGCACAAGAATCTGAGAAGGCAGATAGAATCGACTCACGGCTTATTCCTCCCCGTTCAATTCGCCAAAGGCATCTTGAATCTAATTTGTTTGCAATCAAGATAGGGCTTGAATCTGAAAGACCAGAGACAACCACTGAAACAAAGTTTTACTTTTCCACAGATACTTTGAAGCTTTCTTACTTTACAGGAGTCGGGTGGGTTGAAAGCGCGGCGCTTAGTTGATATGCTATAATTTGAATAAAGGATATTACTAATCCACGCCGTTAGGTTGTGGATTTTTTGTTATTATGGCTGATAATTTTAATGTTAATTTTACCCCCACTGCTTCACCTGTGGGACTAGAAGAAAAGAGGTATGGTGACCTTCAAGCAGGTTATACAGGAGCTATTGCAGGGCAAACAAGTGTTCCTAGGCTTATTGATCAGTATGATAATAGATATGGGGTGCCTCAGCTGCAGGGACAGATTCAGCAAGGTAATGAGCAGTACGATTATTTAGGCAATCAAATAAGAGGAGTTAAAAGAGATATACAGCAAGGAAGTCAGGAGAGTATACTAACTCAAGGACAACTCAATCGAATGGAACAATCCCGTCAGGCCCCACTTCTTGAACAGCAGGGGATACTTGGACAAAATCTTTCACGGATGGGGCAAAATCTTTCAACCGCACAAAGTAACTCCTCCCGTATGGTGGAAGCGGAGCAGACACAACAAGCAAAAGAGTTACAGCCTTGGCTACAGGCATTTAGTAATGAGAATATTTTAGGTTCTATGAGGATGACAGGGTGGAGTTTCGAAAATCAATCGGAGCTTTCAAGGTTACTCGCAAACCAACAGGCAGGAATAACACTTAGTGAAGGTGAGAAAAATAGAATGAATCAGTTAGCGATGGCGGAGCAATCTTTTCAAAATCAATTAAAGCTAAACTCTCAACAAAACACATTTGCGAGAGAGAATTATCAATTGCAGAACCCAGATCCATTAGGTCTTGGTTTCTAAATTTATGGACCCACTTACAATAGGAAGACAAATAAAAGCTAAATATCCGCAATATGCTCAGTATCCAGATGAGATGATTGGTCATAGGTGGATTGAGGTGCATCAAAAAAAATCTATTGGCACCGGAATGGCTGTAAATCCTTATACCTATCTTGGAGGGCAGCAAACTGGACAGTCTGCACAGACAACACCCCAACAGCCCTCAAAAAGTTTAATTGACCTTAGAACGCCAGTGAAACAAACCGCAGGAGACATAATCAATGCAGCTAAGCCATCAAAAGGAAGTAAAAATACAATGGGGATGATGGGTGCGGGAAATGCACTAGGCGCACCACAGTTAAAATCAGGAGGAAACAATGACTGGATTGGATCAAAAATAGCCAGTTGGTTTCCCCATCCTGAGGCAATTAAACCAATAAAATTTTAATATGGCAAAATATACTTTATCATTTAATAGTGCAATTCAAGCAGGTTATACCCCTCAACAAGTTCAAGCCTTCCTTGAACAACAAAAACAAAAGGGGGATGAGTACCAGCTTACAGATACACCCCAAGCTACTCCTCAGCAATCAATGGCTCCCAAAAAGCAAGATAGAGGATTTCAAATGAGTGATCTTCTCCCAACAGCAGGTGGAATTGTAGGGGGTATAGCAGGATCTCCGTTGGGTCCGGCTGGAATAATCGCCGGAGGAGCAATAGGATCGGGCTTAGGTGAGGGAGTTAGACAGTCGATAGATGATAAGCAGGGGTATCAAGGTGCCGATATTTTGAAAGAGGGAGCTTTAGGTGGAATAGGGGGAGGTATAGGCATGGCAGGCGCTAAGGTGGCAGGGAAGGTTGCCAGCAAACTAGCGGGAGGCACAAATAAACTTGCTGGCATGGCTAGTGATTTAGAACAAGGGACAAGACAAATCAGGCAGAAAGCATCTGTTTATGGTGCGGGTAAAGAAGAGCGCATAAACCAGACTCTTAATAAATATGGCTTTAAAGGGACGGCGCAAGATCAATATTCAAATCTTGAACCTACAATGCAAAAAATAGAAGCAAAGATGCAAGATGTTATTGCACGTAACCCTGATGTTACAGTTCCTTTTGATGATATTAAAAACTCTTTCTTGACTAAGCTTCAAAGCTCTGTGAGAACGCGAGACATTACCGATAAGCAGGCAGTAAGAGAAACAGAAGGATACTTAAATGATCTATTCAGAGCGGCAGGAGGAGGAGGATCTGGAACGTTGCCACGTATAACTATGGGGGGAAAGGATACATATGGAGATATACCTTTAGCAACGCTTAGGGAGTTAAAAAAGCTCGTTAATGATGATTATGCTAATGTTTATAAAGTTATAGAACGAGGCGGATCTTTAACTCCTAGACAAAAAGTGATTGCCTCGGCATGGGATAGTCTTGATGGGGCTGTACGTAATGCCTCGCCAGAAGTAAAAGGCCTATTAACAGACGAAAGCAATCTATATAGAGCTGCACAATCACTTTCGTCTGCAAGAAATAATCCGCCTACACTCAGGGTTATGGGTTCATCATTACCAGCAGGAGTAACGCAAAAAGCTAGAGAGACTGTTTCGGGAGCATTAAGAGTTCCACAGAGGATAGCATCTATGACTCCATCTACATCTTTGCCTATTGGTAGTCAAATAATTGGGCAAACTGCTTCAAGAGGATTGTTTGGTGGGGGTATCGAAGGCACTCAGGATTCCACAAATAATGTTGAAAACAATGGCAATAATAGCTATGGTTACGATAATTCCAATCATAATATTCTACCTGCCTCTCCAACAGATATGAATAATACCAAGTCTTATAATAATAGTCAAGACCCTAATGTTATTTTACCCGGCGCCACTCCTGAGCAGGCCATGGCACGAACTCAATCACTAACTGGGTATACCCCCTCAGAATTATATCAAGGCTACGTCAAGGCTTTAACAGCTGGAGATAAGGCAAATGCCAACCAGCTACGCACGATGTTCGAAGACGAAAGTAAGTTCCAGAAAGATCAAGCAAAGACGACGGAGAGTAAACCACTTAGCGCCTCATCAGCTCAAATGTTAGGCAAGGCAAATGCTGCGAATGCAGCTCTTGGAAGAATTAGTACAGCTTTGTCAACAGATCCTAATAAGATTATTGCTCTTTCCGTTCCTGGAGCACCTGGAGTTAGACAACTGGAAGCGGATTACTCAAGCATCTCAGATGCAATTGGAGGTCTTAGAACTGGAGCATCAGTATCAAAGGAGCAACAGGAATATTACCGCAACTTGCTTCCTAAATTAGGTGATAGCCCCCAGACGATACAATCAAAGCTGGCGGCTGTACAAGCGGAATTGCAATTTTATATCCAAAATGGGTCTAATATTCAGGAGCCTTATGGTTCCGATACTCCTCCGGATACTTCCGGTGAAATGGCTAGTTATTAGACCTAGATCTGTTATAATAATCTAAATTAAGGATTTTTTAGTAATCCACCCCTCATAAGAGGCTGGTGGATTTTTTATTATTATGGATCAACTCAGTGGGAATCCGGGTCTTTCCCCGGAAGTACAACAAGCTCTTCAGCGACGGCAAGGAGGAGCCCCAACTCCACAACTTAATCAAGTAAGTGTAGGAGCGGCTCAAGGCGGCCAAATGCCCCCACCCATGGCTCAGTCAGGCATGACGCAGACAAGTACCCCCCCTGCGCCATCGCAATCGGGATCACAAAAATATCAACCACAAAATCAACAGGATATGATCGTGGCCGCACTTGTAGAGCAGCTGAAGTCTACAAACCAACTCGAAAAGGAGAAGTTAAAGATGAGCTCAGGACAGGTTCAGTCCCCTCAATCACCTGCTTCAACCGGGGGTGCGAGTGGGGGGACTGGTGCTACTCCTGAAAGTTATTTGCAAGCCCCGTCAATACCTGTTTCTCAAATGCAAGGCGGTTCGCCTTTTGGTGGAGGATTTTAATTATGGCACGTAACGACGCGAATACTGATAAAAATCATAAACCTACATCAACCGTTATTGATGAGGCTAATAATAACCCTTTCGCATGGGAGGGTATCTCTGATATTGGAGCTGCAAAGGTTGCTATAGTAGATGACTTAGGTGCTCAAGTTACTTCTTTTGGTGATAATACAAATATTACCGAGCTTAATGGTCAAACTATCCCTTCTTTAGGATTAACTAATGTAGTACCAGTTGAGGTTTTGGATGCTAATGGAGATCAGATAAACTCTCTCCCGGGGGCACTAGATGTAAATCTAAAGCCAATTAGTCAGTTTGTTCAACGTAATGGTCCTGCTTTTTCTTTGAAGGGAAAACCCTTTAAGTTTGCTGGATTTAATTATTATCCTCTAATTAATAGCAGTCTTGCCACTGTGCAACAGCTCATGGATGATTTATCGGCACTTGGAGTAACAGTTCTTAGGACTTGGTGTTTTGACCCAGCTATTGCATTTAGAAATTATGATTATGCTCTTGGCACAAACCTCATATCCAATGGAACTTTTGAAACAAATACAACAGGGTGGACATTGGGAAGCGGTTGGACAAGAAGCAGTGATGATGCACATACTGGCACTTGGTCGATTAAGCAGGTAAGCGCTTCAGGTTTTGCATTCATACAATCAGACACAATTAATGTTAGTACAAATACTGACTATGTTCTAACATTTTGGACTAAATTTACTAATAATTCAGGTTTTCCAGTTAGTATATATGCTGATGAATCAGTTCCATCCATTATTGCAATAGAAGACTTTGGTTTTCTTGGAGATACAAATGGTGAATGGGTAAAGAAGCAATATGCCTTTAACTCCGCAACAGCGACGGGAGTAAGAATTAAGATTGGAAATCAAGGGGGGAATAATGCTGGATTTTATGACGATTTTCATTTGGGATTAGCACCATCTAGGCCGACACTTGCGTATGATGAGGCTAAACTTGTTAAACTGGATGTGGCCCTAAATGAAGCAAGGAAAAGGGGCATCAAATTAATGCTGTCGCTCGCTGATGGCAACGAAAATGGATATAACTCAAAACATACTTATGTTTCATGGGCTAATTCTGTATATGGGGATAGTTTAACAGACAGCTTTCCGTACTACGCTTTTTATACTTCTACTCACTGTAAAAATCTTTATAAGGACTTTATAAAAACTCTTGCACAAAGAGTTAACACAGTTAATGGAATACAGTATAAAGATGATCCTGCTATATTTTCATGGGAGTTAGGTAATGAGTTGCGGGCTAATAGTTATGGAACTAATGATAACAGTCTTACGTCATCTGTTTTGACAACTGTTACAAATTGGACTGATGAAATCTCAACTTACATTAAGTCAGTTGATCCAAATCATATGGTTGGGTTTGGAGACATGGCGCATGAATGGAGGTATCTACAAAATGGCAGCGGGGTAGGGGATGTTGTTTTTAACGGGACTTACTATGGTGTATCCTACAGTGTTTTATCTGCTCTGCCGAATATAGATTATGCTGATTACCATATTTACCCCAATCAGGACGATAATGTTAATCTTGGTGCGGCAAGTGGGAAATTTTGGGGTCAGAATTTTGGTTACACCACTATTTCAGGCGATGGTTTAAGAGCTCAATTAAAAGATTATGTAGACGTTGCTCATGCAAATAATAAGCCTGCGATTATTACAGAAGTAGGTTTCGTTCAGGGGACAACGGGAAGTAATACCTATTATCCCCTTTACAATCGCTATCAGGCATTTAAGGCTATTTTTACTGACTTTCTTGATATTCCACAAGGAGATGGAGTTCTTATTTGGTCTGCGAGTCCTTCTACAACAAGTAGTTCTTATGACATAGCTCTTGAGGCAACAGGAGGAGAGTATGTAACTGATAATAGCAATGATACAACAATTATTAATCTTGTAAGCAGCTACAATACTGGTTTTCAAAGTGATGTTACTCCCGCTCAAACAGTAACAGGGATTATTACAACAAACGGAGATATTATAACTAAAACGATTAATCCTGGGGATTCCTCAGTCTCTATCCAGCTTTCAGATACATGGACGGGTACAGTTCAGTTTGAGGATACAAATGATGGTATAACCTGGTATCCACTTAAGCTGGTAGATAGTACAGGTGCTTTAGTGAGCAGTGCCACGGCGGTAGGGTTATTTTCAGGAGCAATTGGATCTATAAGCCAAGTAAGGGTGCGAGCTTCGGCTATTATTACTGGAAGCCTTGCGGTCATGATTCAGTCATCAACGGGAACAGGCGCAAGCTCAACCAGTATTAGCTCAAGATCTTCATTAGGAGTATCTCAAACAAATGTCACAACCGCAGGAACAAGAGTTCAACTTGCTTCTAATGCTTGTTCATCTGTCACTGTCAAAGCTAAATCAACAAATACAGGTCTTATCTACGTTGGTGGTTCTAGCGTATCTTCAAGTAATGGATTTATTTTGTCAGCAGGCGATTCAATTTCAATAGATATAACAAATACTAATCTTTTATATATAGACTCTTCCGTTAATGGGGAGGGTGTAAGCTTTATATTTCTTAATTAATATGTCAGGAACATCCGCATCATCATCAACACCAAGCGCTACATTTACAGTTTCTGGAAAAGTTAAACAAACCGTATTCAATGTGTTTGACTATGGCGCTAAGGGAGATGGCGTGACAGATGATAGTGCAGCTATTCAAGCCGCAATAGATGCTGCTTATGCTGCCGGAGGAGGAACAGTATTCATTAAAAAGGGGACGTATGATTGTGATGCCAGAATTGATATTAAAGAAAATGTAAATGTAATTGGTGAATCAAGAGCAGGAGTGATCTTGAAGAAAGGAACAGATATTGCAGACTCTTTTATGAAGTTAAATGGAGTCTCTAATATAGTATTAGCAGACTTTACCATTGACGGAAGCGAAACAACGCAACGGACCCCTCTTAATACTCGTAATGGTATTCACCTTACTGGTACCTGTAAAAATATTATTTTAGAAAGGATAACTATTCATCATACAGGAAATAATGGTTTTTACTCTGACAATCTTCTTGTCAGTGAAAATATTGTTTTTAGAGATTGCGAGGCAGATACAGTAGGACAACGTGGGGTATATTATGAAGGTGGTAACTTAAAAGTATTTGGTGGATTCTTTCACGATAACTTAGAAGATGGGTTTCAGCTTGAAGGATCCCATGACTGTGAAATAGTTGCTGCTCACTCCTACGGTAATGCTGTCAAGGGCTTTGAAACACAAGTGTCATCAACGCGCGTTCAATACATTGGTTGTCATTCCTATGACAATGGAGTAGATGGTTTTCACGTTTCTAATGGATGCCAGTATATAGATTTTATTGGTTGCCATGCATACGACAATATTGGTTCCGGCATTTTAATGCAAGTTGAGGCTGGGAATGAGAATACAGATTGTAATGTTATAAGTTGCACCGTTACTCATAATGGTTTAACTTCGGGAATTAGTGGTTTAACTATTTCTGGCTGCAATAGAATTAAAATACACAATACTAAGGTTGCGGAGTCTGGCAGACATGGAATTCTCATACAAAATGGAGGCATAGATATTGTTAAGAGTAGTAATGCTTGTGAGATTAAAGATTGCACTGTTATTAATAACAGTCAACTCACAGCAGTCGGGGATGGCATACAAATTTCAGGGAATGGAGTAGGAAATATTATCGAGAATAATACGGCATATGACGATCAGTCTATAAAGACTCAACGATACGGGATAAAAATAGTAGGTGCTGCTTCAGGGGCGACTAACATACCAGATTCTACTATAGTGCGTTTTAATAATCTTAGCGGAAATGCTACCGGTACCTTTTTAAATGAAGGTACGAATACGATTATAGCTCTATCAGTACAGGAAGGAGGAACTGGTCAAACTTCGTATACTAACGGTCAACTTTTAATTGGTAACACTACTGGGAATACTTTGACTAAAGCCACATTAACTGGTACAGCAAATCAAATTACTGTGACTAATGGTACAGGTTCTATTACTCTATCAGTCCCTCAAGATATAGCAACTACTTCATCTCCTACTTTCGCAGGACTTAATTTAGGAAGTAATAATCTATCAACTGTTGGAAATATTTCTTTAGATTCAACTTCTTCAAGAAATATTACAGTTGCTCAATCTTCTGGCAATGGAACAGCTTTAACGATTCAAGCTGGTCAATCAGCGACGGGAGGAACTAATACTCCAGCATCAGCTTTGAATTTAAAAACAGGAGCAGGAACAGGAAGTTCTCAAGCAGGCGTTATTTCTTTCTTTACCACAACAGATGGATCATCTGGAACAACTACAGAAAGTGTAACTGAGAAGATGCGCCTTTCATCCTCAACTAATGGGCGTTTATGGATTGGACCAAATCCATTTAGCGTATCTGGATCAGTAGATGGACTTAATTTTGATGGTGAAGTTGCAAGAGGAATTCAATCTTCAAGGCGTTCTGGATCAACTAATGCAGGTAGTACTTTAACGATAAAATCATCAGGGGCAGCTTCTGGCTCAACAGACAAAGCAGCCGGAAGTCTAATTTTATCTACAGGTATTTCAACCGGAACTGGAGGGGGAAGCGTTTTGATTCAAACTCCTACCCCCGGATCTACGGGGACAAGTGATACTAGTTTAGTTACTAGAGTAACTATTGATAATAACGGATTAACCATGGCAGATGCTACTGATATTATACTTAATACAACTACAGGGACAAAAATCGGAACTTCAACTTCACAGAAACTTGGGTTTTATAATGCAACGCCAGTAGTGCGACCTTCTGCCTATACACCTACAAATGTTACTACAGATCGCAGCTATGACGCTAATGCCACTTCAATTGATGAAGTAGCAGATGTCTTGGGAACTTTAATTGCAGATTTACAAAGCTTAGGGTTGATAGGATAATATGACAATTACAAAAATATAATATGGCAACTACATTGGGCTCAATATCAAGTTCAACAGATATGGAGAGTTATGTTAAACAGACAGATCTCTTAAGTATTACTGCGAATACTACGATCAGTATTCCGGCAGGTTACTATATCGTTGATATTATCATCCGAAATACTACAGGGAATAGCATTGTTGGAGGGGTAAGGGTTGGCACAACAGACGGAGGAGCCGATGTAGTTCTAGCGCTTATTGTTGGTGGAAGCAGTATTCAGGCAATACCTGACGCTCAGATTCTTAAAAGAGTATTTTCGGTTTCTGGGGCAACTACGCTTTACATTCAGGCTGTTACCTTGTGGAATAGCGCTAGTATTAACTTGCACTTTATACTTAAGAAGTTTGTTTAAACGATAAATGCAAATATGGAAAACTGGATGCAAATTACCACGGGTTTTGGATTGGCAGGAGTAACGCTCATTATCCTCTTGCTAGTAATCAGATTCTTCCTTGAATCACAAAAGAAAGCTCAGGAGTTCTTTGTTGAGACAATAAATAAAAAAGACGTTCTATTAAGCAATCAACATACTGAGATTAAGGAGCTGGCAGAGAAAGGAAATACCGCAATTATCAAATTCACAGAGGCCTTAACCGCTAATACTGAGACAAGCAAGAACAATGCGGATAATTTGACTAGGGTGGTCTTTGAATTAATGAATGAGAAGAAAAAACCCCGCGATACTACATATGCCAGAAAATGATCATTGGAATATTGCCTCATTAAAAGAATATTTTGAAAAAATACTCACTGAGAAAGATAAGGCTTTAGCAGCTGCACTCGTAGCAGTAAAAGAAGAAGGAGCTAAGACAGAGAGGGCAGCAGAGAAAAGATTTGACTTGCTGAACGAATTAAGGAGTGGGGTGGCAACAAGAGAGCAACTAGAGGCATTAGAAAAAATAGTAAACGAATTAAATGGCAGGATTACAAGGTCAGAAGGCAAAGGCTCAGGGTTAGCCCAAGGCTGGGTCTTACTCTTGGGATTAGTAAGTTTAATCGGTGGAATATTAGGTATAATATCTTTTGTTAAATAAAAATATGATACCTATTTCAGACATAGAGGATGAATCCCTAATCACTTGGACTGCCTTAATCATCCGAACCAAAATACTACTTGAAACATTGAGTTTAGTTGAACTTTCAATTGAACAGATTAAACTTACACAAAAAGATCTTGCTTAGGTGTGATATATTAATAATAACGGGAGGAGGTGAGATCATGAACGAAAATAAAAGACTCCAATTCCTTCGGGAAGAAGAGAAGAAAAGGACTCTAACTGAAGCTGAAAAGGCTGAAAAGAAACAGTTAGAAGATGCAGAGAAAAAAGAAACTGCATAAAAAAGACCCCCGCCAAAGTTAGTTGACGGGGGCAATTTGAGTTTATCAAAAAAAATATGCTAAGTATTGGTGCATTTGTGACAATTGTAATTGTGTGTGCAACAATTTTTATATTAAAAGCATTTGGAGTAATTTAAAGCCTTAATGAATGATAACGTAAGAAAAGATCTTTATCTGATAGGACTTATAGCCCTTCTTGCTTTAGTGTTTTATATTACTCTTCGCTTCCTTTTACCCACTTCTCTTTAATAGGAATTAGGGTCGAAATTTGACAGAAAAATAAACAGAAGGTAAAATAACAACATTATGGCTAGAAGCATAGTACTTCAGGCGGGGCATCAAAACATTCAGTCAAATTGTGTCGCTGAATTAAGAGGTGGTACAGGAGCTCCCCAAGAAAAAGACAATAACGTCCGCATCCGCGATAGATTATCCCAAATACTCCTCACTAAAAAGAATTCTGATGGATCACAGGCATTCCAGTTGCAATTAGTAGACGCTAATTTCAATTGTGACCCTAATGTAGGCAAAAAAGACTATGATTTATTCCTCTCCTTACATTGTGAATCTGACACCCATGGAGCTGGTGGAGGGATGATTTCTGCTCCTGATCCAGCTTATGATGATGTAAATCCAGAATCGCGAAGAATCGCCTCAGCAATTACATCTGTGTATTTTACTGAGTCTGGAATTACCAATATGCCAGCATGGATAACTGTAAACATGACTAAGTATTATATGTGGTCTGAATTATCTTCGAAAACTCCATGCGTCTTATTGGAGATGGGAGTAGCTCAAAACGCTCATGATAAAGTAATCCTTTCTGATACCGATCGTGTTGCTAACGCCATAGCCCGTGGGATTTGCAAAGCGTTCAATGTCCCTTTTGATTCTTCCCCTACTCCAACTCCACAACCCGACTATAAAGCCTTGTATGAAAAACTGCTTGAGGTAAATAAACAACTTATAACCAAAATAGAGAATGCTAAAAAAGCATTAATCTAGTATTTTATCATAATAAAATTATGACTAAATCTGAAAGAGCTACTTTATGGTTTAAGAATTGCCTTAAGCGTAGGGAGATAAAAGAAACAGAGGAGCATGTACGGCGCGTATCGATGTGGGTAATAGGAGCATCCTTTATGATTTTATTGGTACTATTTTTTATAAATAGATAATCTTATGTTAGAATTGTTAATTGTCATATTAATTGTTTTCTGGTTTTTGGGCCTCGGCTTTAATTTCGGAGGAGATATTATTCACGTCTTACTCATAATTGCATTGATCATGATAATCTATCGTTTATTTCAGGGGAGGTGAACTAAATTTTATGTATTATATAATTATTTTTTTAATTTTATGGCTCATGGTGGGAGCACCTAGCTTTGCACTTGGAAATCCGATATTCTGGTCATTTATAGTAGCCTTAATTGCTGATTTATTAATTCATGGGTGGCCGTATATTGTGCGAAGATAATCTCTATGAAGACGCGCACGATTAAAATAGCTTTAAGACTAACTGGAGTTTTATTGGTAACGGTATTATTATTAATAATAATATTTACACTAGGAGTAGGTATCTGGACGGCAAGTTTAGGAATGAACTTACTGTCTCTTATAATTATTATTGCGGGAATTGTTGCTTTATTAATAGCTATTCTTCTCTGGTATTCGTACTTGGAGAATCAAAAATACGAACTTATAAATATGAAAGATATAATTAAAAAATGGCTAGGGATAGATGCTCACTCTGAGATACTAACTCGGCTGCTTGAAGAAAAAGAGAAAGAACAAGCAAAGGTGGAGCAGGAAAAGATCAGGAAGGTAGAAGCTGAAGAATGGGAAAGACTTAAAACAGAAATCGAAGAAGCAGATAAGTCAGAGGGTGGATTTCTCCATTTACTGGTTACGTCTCCATCTTTCTACGATAAAGTAGCTAAATATATTGAATTATCAAATAAGCTAAAAAATAATGAGCAAATGGAAGCTACAAAATGAAATCTTTTCTTTTTGAGGACATGGGTAGAAAGTTTATCTATGCTGTTTTATTTGGCATCCTCGGACTTATTCTCGTACCCTTTAAATATTTATCAGGGAATGATTGGTGTAACTTCATTCTATTGATGAGTGCTATTTTTGCAGGGACTAACATAACTGAGAAGATACTCAAAAAATAGTCTTACCCCTTTTATAAGATACCTTAAAAACTATTCCCTTAAACTCGTATCAGGTGCCCCCTGTGGAACCACCATTGTTCCTGTAGGCTGCGCTCCTGTTGGAGTGGGAGTTGCCGATGGTGTCACTGTAGGTTGAGCTGTCACCCCCGCTGTTATGGTAGCTGTAGGCGTTGCTACTGGCTCTGTCATAATTAACGATGAGACTACAGTTAATATCGGCTGTATTGTAGCCTCTGGCGTTGCCGTTATCTCACAATCTCCATTGCAAGGATCTATGATTGTTGGCGCAATGCAGTGGGGGTTATTCAGATGCACACCCTCTCCACATAGCTGCCAAGGATTTAAATGATGGTCAGAATTACCTGCTTGAGCTATTCCAGTAAATAAAAGTAAACTTCCGATTCCTGTTAAAATTGCTATTTTTTTCATACTGTCACCTCACTTTTATACCATCTTATCACTATCAGGGAAATGTTCAAGATAGGTCTTTCTCCAATTCAATTTCGTCAAAATCGTAAGTTATTTGTCTAATTTTTCTCATATTCTCATTACTGCTCTCCTTCTTGAACATTTTACACAAATCTCTATATACCAGTACCATCTCTCACTCGACATCATGTTAGGCACAGGATCATCTGATTTCGTGTAATCATGCCAGAAAAACAGGCAATGGGTTTTCATGTAGTTTTTTACTATAGCTTTAATCTTTTTAATCATGCTTATTTTTTAATGATTTCATTTTATTTATCACAATTTTTAATTTTTCCAGGTTTGCTTTTTTTATGACAATTTTATTGTTCACAACTCTTGATAAATAGGCAACATCTATCTTCATCTCTCTTGCCACCCGTCTAAGTCCAAGATTTCTAATCCTGCTACTCAATTCATCGTCATTAACTATTGTTTGTATTCTCATATTCAGTCAATCACCGCTAGTCCCTTCAGAAACCTGTCAAGGTCATCAATATAAACCCCACCATACGTTGAGGTTTGACCTTCCATCCACTTACAAAATCTGTTATAACGCCTTTTTCCTAGCACTCGCTCAATTTCCTCCCAAGAAATTACAGGGGTAAAATCCTTGATAGTTATGTTTTGTTTTAGTTTTTGGTGTTTCATACTTATTTCCACTCCTTCATGCTCTTTACCTTAGCTATATAATTAGGATCAGTAGCATATTTGCGACCATAACTATTGCTTACAATAAGGCTAAGCAATTTCTCTGAGTTGTCTCTTTGCGCCCATGCTTCAGGAAAGTTTCTTTTAATAGTTCTCATATACTCAATAACGCATTGTTCAGGGTTTTCAAAAGTATATGCATCATTAGGATTTGAATCAAAAGCTCCAATGCCTAAGAAATTATTTCGTGTCTTAGCAAAGTGGCTATTACCATGTGCGGACTCAAGTGCCCCCTGAGCAAGTACAACATTTTCAGGAAAATTATACATTGGAGCTACTTTATGAACTGCTATTACAAAGTCATCCCAATCTTGATTAGGAGTAGTACCCCCCGTACGGGTAGGCTCCACAGTCTCACTTACTGGCTTACTCACCCTTATATTCAACTCACTCGCATAAACCTTCTCTGGCTCCGCCATAGGAGAGATTAGCTTAACCGGATCTCCTACAGTGGTAATAAAAGTCTGCTTCGCCCAATTCTTTACCAGACTAACTCCTGAAGGTATCGCCATCGCCACGTGGTGGCTAGCAACAAGCGTTATGATAGTGAGCAGTACCCAACTGCCTATCCTGCCGTTTAGGGTGTGGCGTTTCTTTGTGCGAAATTGGTTTGAACCGATCATGTTTTTCATAAAATTGCAATCAAATAATAATCTTGTACAAATGCGATGGGCCAGCAATCAGGAAAGCAGTTTAGCCTTTTAGCTTCAGGGTTATGATGCTTCCCTACCGTTCCAATAATTTCCCATTCACCTTTAACGAGCTTCTCATAAGAATCAAAAAAGAATTTATTGTTTTTGACATCCTCACCTTTAAGAATTCTAGGATCAACTTTTACCTTCGCTCCTAAAATAAATCTTGTTGAACATCTACGCGAATGTTCCGGTATTTCGCTATCTTCACATTTTCCACATTTCCATTTCTTCATATTATTCTCCTCGATTAAAAACTCTCATGAGTCCAGGGCAGATTTTAGTCAGCTCCGGACCCATGGGAATCTTCAATTATCTAGTATGACTTTCCCTGCTATCATTATTAAAAGTTCTAAGGTCAGTGACCTATACCAATCTATGCCCATTAAATATTGCAATAAAATTGCACATGCATCAAGGATGATAATTGTTAATATGAACTTTGTAATTCCCTGATTCATTTGCTTATCTTATCACATAAGGGGTTATGTGTCAATAGGGTAAATGGGGTTATTTATCCCAAGCATATTCGTTATGCTTTTTGCTTAAATCTTTAGGAGCTTGAATATTAAGATTCTCAACCTCATTAACTGTACTCAATAAATGTTTTGCTGTAGCGTTTTTCTTCCGCTTAACTTCGTTCATCCGCTTGGCGAGCTTCTGATAATGGGCCTTTCCATATTTCTTAGATGTTGCAAGCCCTCCTTGCCTTCCTGTTTCCCTAAATGCCTCCCTGATCTCCTTTTTGATTTCCTCTTGATTCATAGGTTGCATTATATCATGAGGGGGTTATGTGGGGCAAGTATGCTAAGACTTATTATTAGGCTTATCAATATTTTTCATTAACTCATTAAGATCATATAAAGTAACCCAGCCTTTCTCTTTACTATTTTCAAAAAGAGCTATTATTAAAAGCATGATCCTCTCACGTTCTGCTTCAACTCCTTGATTGTATCCTGCATATGTCATACTTAAACGTTTTATTAAGCCCTCTGTAGCTAGACTGGCAAGCCAGTGCACGGATGAACCCGACTTTTACATACAGAGGGCCTTTCACCACTTACTTATAGCTAATATCCACCCGATAACCACTCCAGCAATAAAAGCTACTAGAAGATTTATCCAAAGCGCAAAGCTTGTAGAAATAAACACCACAAAAATACAAATGAACGCAATGATGAAAATAAGACCCTTCATATCCCTATTCTATGTTCAATACTCATGCTTTACAATTTGTCCCGTGCATTCTTCCTGAAGGAGCGGAGCAAGAGTAGCAACTGGCATTTGCCTTATTAATTCCCTTGCTGGCACTATAAGTGGCAAATGAGTTTTTAAGAGCTGTAGAGCCACTAGGTGAAGAATTTTGAGTATTCTGTGACTCTCCCAGAGTAGTTTCATTATCTTCATCCCTAACGCTAATTCCAAATGCCGAACAAAAAGCATATCTCTTGGCATAAGTTAGGGCAGCCCCATATTTTTGAGATACATTCATTTTGGCACTTGTATCTATTTCCATATCGAATTTTGAGACTTCCATATGTCCATCCTTGTGAGTCACCTTGCAGATAACCTTCATTTTGCCGTTAGTTTCGGTATCAAACATATAAGAGAATCCATGCTTAGACAAAATCTTTTTCACCTGATCTACTATCACTTCTAATGGGGCGTAGTTATACTTCACCCTGTTACCAGAGGCAGGGGTAAAATCTACTTTTTTCTTTTTCTCAATAATTGGACATTCACCTTGAAATTCTGCCATCGCTTTTACGAATTGTTCTTTGGCTCGCTCTGCCTTTAACTGTTGCCTCATGGCTAAAAGGCGTTCTAAGCTTTCTACCGGAACGTTTTTATCGATCGCCATCGCTATCAAGCGTTCTGCTTCATTCTGTACTGGTAGTATTTTTTCTTCTTGTTTAATTAATTGTGTGTCTTTCATATTATTTGCTTCTATCTCCTGTCTTGTCTCAAGCGGAAGATCCTCGTACGCTCCTCCGTTGTCAAGATATGTTTGTATTTCGTCTGTCATGTTAGTACTCTACTATCTCCTTTTCTCCGTTAACCCATCCTTCTTGATAATCAATAATGCCGTCTTTGATTTTATGAGCATGCTTTACAACATCTTCCCAATTCATATTATCCGCCGCCCAATCAATAATCTCGTAATTGTCGTCTAGCGCGTAAACCATTTCCTCGTGATACACTTTTTTAAATTCATCGCCATCTGTTTTTCCTGTATCCTTTTCTGCATAATAACTAGCTCTATTTTGAGCAATAATAAGTGCTGGCAGCTCCCATTCGGATTGATCTGGCATTGTTATTCTTAAATATTTCATATTAAGCGTTCTCATTTATCTCTCTAAGCGCTTCTCTTGCACCATCCTGCTTGCCCTTTATGTAACTCGCATTTATAAGATCTATAATTGCTTGCTTGAGTTCTTCGGGCATCAGCCCAATAAGATATTTCTGATTTATTTCTTCTACTTTTTTAATTGTTTCTTTCATATCTTAAGTGTAAGCATAAACCTATCTATCATTACCATGTCTGTTATTAAATTCTCTGCTTCCGCGATTGCTATATCCATCTTCACATTATCTGATTGCTTCTTAGTTGCTCCGGAGATGTTCTTCAATCTCTTCTCCCGAGCCTTCTGTAGTCTTATTAGTCTCTGCGCATCTGTTAATTTCATATTAAATAGATAATATCACATAAGGGGGTTATGTGCAAGTACATCTTTCTATATCAATTTACGCCTTTATCTCCCCGCAAGTCCTGCAAATTGCAATTGTTTTAGATAGATCTGCTATATAATCTACCCCCCAATAGTGATCATGGTGAGGTTTTATCTCAACCTTGGGGAAAACCTCATACCAAGAGATACCACAATGTTTACAATGTTGCGTTTCGGCTCTCCATGCTATTCCTACCCATTCATGTTTACATATTTCTTTATTCATATCTATTTCCTCAAAAACTCCTCCAACCTTTTCTCTATCGTTTCCATTTTTACTCTCCCAACCTTATATGTCTTTATCCCCTTATTGGTTCTTACCTCCACTCTGTTTTCCTGAAAGTTAAACCCGCGCACCCCCGGAATATTCATTAAACTATTGCCGTTAAATGCTTTTTTATCTTCTTTAGACTTAATAACCAGCGTATTATACTCATCCCAACAAGAATCAATGAACCTATCAGCTCCAAACAAAAGGATCGTTGGCCGATGGACAACTTTATTTATTGCCTCATTGAATAATTTTACATCTATTTCTTTTTTCATATTCAACCTCCCCATCGCGTGCCGCTCCATCCTGTAAACAAACTTTAGGCGGAGACTGAGCGCCGTCACTTTTTATTAGGCATATTAGCTTCAAGCCTTGATACTCTTTCCTCAAGAGAGGGTTCATAAAATTGTTCGTTTAAAAAATCCTCCATATCAGACATATAGCACTCTTCAGAACAGTACCAATCAATAACCTCATATTCTCCTTTACCATCACAGTTATAACAGTTTTCAAGGTGATAACCAGATGTGTAATCATTTTCTTCCTCGATAACTCCGTCGCCTCGGCAAGCCCCACAATCAACAATGATTGTTGCTCTTTTAGTTAATTTTTTACAATATTCACAAGGTTTCATAATCAACTAACTAATGGCTCCACCTTGGCCTTCCTCTTCCTCCCCTTTACCCACCCCTTAGCAATCTTCCTGTAGTGCTCTTTTCCATAAAGGGAAGCGGTTTTCTGACCGCCTTTCTTTCCTAGTAATACTGCTGCTTCGTTTTTCATATAAAATTATTGACCTCTCGTAAGCTAGGGGCGTTGGTTCCTGGGATGCAGCCCACTAGGAGCTAACTAATCTCCCCTAGCTTACGAGATGCCTTTCTCTTTTAAGTAAAGCCATGTTTTCGCGGCGGCATCGGCAAGTGAGGTTGTAATAAAATTTTTATCATCGCTCCAATCATATTCTTCATCTACATATCCAACTCTCCAAGTATTTACAACTGGACCTTTACAAACAGTCAGTGACCATGTATTAGCTATAAAAGCCGGTAACAAATCCAATATTTCATCTGTAAGAAAAGCTGCATTCTTTTCATTAATCTGCTCTTCAAGAATCCATTCGTTATAATCCATAGCCCAATAATGAGTTTCATCATACTTAAACACAAGTAAATATATTTCACTAGAGATTATTTTAATCCAATAAAGATAACTATCTTGTGGGCATCCTGCCTCTTTTAACTGTTTGGATAATTTAGAACTAACCGTTTTCATAACTCTTTATTAACTAGATTATATATCAACCGCTTGCTATATGCAATAGGCAACTTCCGGCTTTACAAGCCACCCGTAGCTGATATGCTTTCTTAGGGTACTAAACATCTAGCTTAGTCTGGCCGTCTTTATTTGTATGAGCCCTCAGTTTGGCTTCAATAGCCATCTTGCTTAACTTCTCACGCATCTCCTGAACGGAAGGCCTGCGCCCCTCATGAGGCCGTTTACCCTTATAATTAGCTTCCTGCCATGCAATACGGTGTTTATCACTGCACCACATCTCAACTTGCTTGTTCGAACATCGTGTACCATTCTCTTCGAAGTAACACTGATACAACTCTCCCTTTAGGATCTTAGCTGCTATCACAATGGCGGCTCTCTCCTTATCTGTGGTTGCCTCTCTGTATTTCTGTCTTAGCTTTTCTAGTTCGTTCATTTTATTTCAGCTTTTAACTTCTCTCTCTTATTAACTGTTTTTACAGATACCATAAAAGCAGCAATGGGATTTTTTTCATGCCAATTTAAAGATTTAGCTTCCCTAAGTATCTCTCCCATTTTTTCAGGAGAATATATCTTTGCAAATCTCATCACCATTCCCTGACCTCTTTTGTCCATGATATGTAATTCTTCAGTGACTTTTAAAGCCACACCAACAAAAGGTAGCATATTATTTAATCACCCCCATCTTTAAAGACTTCCTCATTTCATCTAAGTGTTGGATATTTTTTTGACGTTGTTCTTCCGTTATGTCCGGTAAGCTGTTTATTGTTTGATTTTTTGCAGTTTCTTCATTAGCTTTGACTTGCTTTTCATGCAAATATTTTTTGAGCCATGCTCTGAAAAAAAGCCCCGGGTTATTATAGTTTTCTGATGACATATTCATATATGCATTACATTTAATTCGCTGCTCTTCTATCTCAGTGGTGGTTAAGCCCTTAAACTCTTTGGCAAAAGCAATGATCATCCCCTTGCTAAGATTAAGCCTATTTGGTATTTTTTTATTTTCCACTAGATCCTCCTCATTATCATTCTCCTTTTCATTATCATTTACATTATCATT